TGACGCTCCTGTGGACGCTGACGACAATCCTACTGGTAACGCACCCATTAACAACTGGCCGGATGCTATCTAATGAACGAGGAAAACAAAGTCATAATTGACGTTGTCGCTGGCACAGGCACTGCTGCCGCCTATATGGCGATGGTGCCGGACGTTGTGGCTTTGTTTACTGGCGTGTGGATACTGATTCGCATATGGGAAACCAAGACCGTGCAATCTGTGATTAAGCGTGTTACTGGCCGTGACGAAAAATGAACGCGCTGATGCTGTTCGTTGTGGTGGTTATTCTGCCTAACGGAGAGCCGAAAGTAGATGCTGGCGTTGTGGCTCAATGCCCAGACACAGAAAGAACCACTAAGATTTACGAGCAGGCAGTCCTTAGAGGTGATATACTCGACTGGCGAGCTAGATGCTATAATAGTGACCTGATGCTACCCACCTTCACATAAGGAACACTGTCATAGACCCGATTACCATTACAGCAGCCGTCAGTGGGGCTACAGCCGCGTTTAATACTATTCGCCAAATGGTAAACGCTGGCCGCGATCTGGAGAGCTGCATAGGCGACGTGTCGCGCTGGATGAAGGCCGCGTCTGACATTGACCAAGCCGAGAAGCAGGCGAAGAACCCGCCGCTATTCAAGAAGCTGCAAGGCGCCGACGCAGTCCAGAGTGAGGCGCTACAAGTTTACGCCGCAAAGAAGAAGCTGGAAGCGCAACGCGCCGAGCTGAAGCAATATTTGCAAATGACTTTCGGGCCGCAGGCTTGGGCTGATCTGATCCACCTTGAGGGTCGAATCCGCAAGGAGCGCCAAGAGGCTATTTATAAGCAGCAGGAGATGCGTCAGAAAATCATAGAGGCTATTGCGATTGGCGTGTTAGGCATTGTATCCTTCGGCATATTCTTTTGGATTATGTGGTTGGCGTCTAAAAATTGAACGAAACAACAACCGGGCTGATTGGCGAATACATCGCGGCGGCTGCCATCTTGGGCTTAGGCTGGCGCGTCTCAATGGCTCAACAAGACAGAGTTGATATGGTGGCTTGGTATGGGCAAGATTTTATTCGAGTGCAGGCAAAGACTGCGAGTTTATTGGGCAATAGTGATCGTCGATCTCCGCGTCACCATTTCCAATTGGGTCACGGCTGTAAAACAAAAAAACTACCGACACAGGATGATTACGATGTTCTCTGCCTTGTTTCCCCCGATGCCCGAAGGGTCTTGTTCATGCCGGTTACGTCAGTACGGCAATACACTCTGCGCTTGCAGCCGTCGCGCTTCACGCTTGAAGCAGAAAGTGATAGCTGGGATAAAGCGGTTGAGATTGTTATGGAGACGAGGCGATAATGGATATTGAAAAATTAAGAGACGAGCTAATCGCTGATGAGGGCATGAGGCTAGACGTGTACCGCTGCACAGAAAACCACCTCACTATAGGGGTAGGTCACCGTATCATTGAGGGCGACGCAGAACACGGAAAGCCAGAGGGCTTTACAATTACTGAGCGCCGAATGAAGCAGTTATTTGATTTGGATATAGCTATTGTGCGCGAGGATTGTCACCGGCTCTATGAGGATTTTGTTGAACTTCCAGAGGAAGCGCAGCGCATCATTGCCAACATGATGTTTAATATGGGCTTGCCAACTATGAAAAAATTTAAGGGCATGAAACGCTGCGTCGATGCGCGTGATTTTTCTGGGGCTGCGTTAGAGATGCTTGACAGTAAATGGGCGCGTCAACTGCCAAATCGTTCAGAGAGGCTGGTCAAACGTATGAGGGCGTTAGCTGATGGCTGAAGAAAACAAAAAGCCAGTTGAGGCAAAGGTTGGCGAAAATAGTTTTGAGCTTGTGCTGAGGATTTTAGGCAACGAATTTGTGGCCATCAAAATAGGCTCAACAAATTTTAGCGGCAAACTTATTGCCGGTGGTGTGCTACTTTTGTTTTTCACATTTATGTTGATGGAAGTCTTTGGTCTATCCAGAATGTTAGGAGTTGAGTGATGTTAGCTGTACTTGGAAAAATACTAGGCTCAGGTGACGTTATAAGTCAGGGCATGAAGCTGATTGACGATATGCACACCTCTGATGAAGAGGCCATTGTAGCCCGCAGCAAAGCCCGCATCGACCTCATGACTGCTTATGCTCCATTCAAAATAGCACAACGGTTTTTGGCGCTGATGTTTGGGGCTACGTTTCTGGGCAGTTATGTGCTGGTTCTTGGCATGACTATAACCGGACGTGGCGACCCAGACGCAGTGACCAAGGTGATGGATCAGTTCACGATCAATTATGCAATGCTGATTATTTTAGGATTTTATTTTGGCGGCGGTGTAGTTGAGAGCATCCAGCAGCGACCCAAAAAATAAGGGGGATTTGGGGTGGTCTACTAAGACCGTGGGATTGACCCCCATCATGCGTACATTAGAGGGTTCGCGCAGGTGGGTTCACCACCCCAAAACTCTTTTTACCTATAAAGGTACTGATAGTCAAATCTATCGGCGGTCTGCATATCCTCAAAAACTACGTTATAGCTTTCATCGTCAATGCGCTCGACCCGCCTGACCATAGCCGTGACCGTCCTGCCACTTGGGCCAGTCACGCTGACTAGGTCGTTTGGTTTTAGGTGTTCTGTTTTCATGTCATTTCCCTATAAAAGTTTAAACGCCCTGGCTCGACCGGCCACCTTCTCAGCCGCGCCACGCTCGACTAGCCCCGACATCAGCCGGTGGACTTGGCTGAAGCTCTTGCCGGTCTTTTGCGACAGCTCATTAATGGTTGGCGTGTAGCCATACCGGCGGGTCATGCGGTCAATCAGAATCCGCATTTCCGCCTGCTTCTTTGTCAGCGGCACATCAATCATCACGCACCTCTCTCCAAAATTGCACATCACCAGTAAGCCAACCGCCACTACGGTCGCTCACAAAAATGTGCATACCCTTCCACTCTTTGCCATCTTCATCAACGTAGTAGCCAACAAACTTGCCCACGCTCTCAATAACAAATTCATCCCTATGCCCTTCCATCAACGTCGCTTTATATTCGACGCTTTTATCTTTTTCTGGCATACGATCTTCAACAGATACCCACTCATCCATCCTTTGACTCCTTTATCGTTAGCGTTGACTGCCGGACAATCCGTGCGGGCTTGGCCGGCGTCGTCTTGGCCGGCTGTGCCTTAAAATTACGCATTGGCCATTTGACATAATAAGAGCGATTGCCGACCACCCCGACCGCCTCATCGTGGCTACCCAGACGTTCTTTCAGCATAGCCTCAGCCTCATCAATGTCGCCCTCAGCGGCTCGCTTGGCGTCCTTGGCGTTGACCAACTGAGCCAACCAGTCGTTGTCTTCGCCCTCTAATGTGATTGGCGGCTCGCCGTCATCGACACGCGGGTAGGCGGTATTGCCGTCGGAGCTGGACTGGATCGGATACCAATCAACGTCAAACTTGCGACGCTCAAACTCTTCGATCTCATCCGTGATGCGCGACTGTGTGGCAGCGTTTGCCTGATACAAGAAGACGCGTAGCTCTATACCGCCGTACAAGACACACACAGCGCCCCACGTTAACTTGGTGGCCATCAATTGCCCCTGCAACTGTAGCGGCCCCCTGTGAGGCGCTGGCCGGTCTTCGGGCTTACTGCTGGTCAGCTTGCTCTCTAGCACGCCCACGCCGTCAACCCAGACGGCGCCGTCAACGCAGTAGATGCCCTTGGCTGGGTCTGTGGTGACTTCATGCCCCAGCCCGCCGTCAGCGGTGCCGTCAAGCGACACGGCAAATGGTAGCGTGTCGTGAAAGATGGCGTCGTGTTCAAGCTTCAGGTCAGTCAGGTTGAGCCGTTCAGCGGCGGTGGTCAGGATGACACCCTCTAAGGCATCTCCCCAATCACAGGCTTCGTTGCCGTTGAATGGGTTGGGGCTTGGCTTGCCTTCGATTGAGGCTAGTGCCTCAGCCAGCAAGTCGTTTGGCGTGCCGTATGGCGACGCGTTCATCAGCAACGGTATGCGTGATGCGGTGACGATGTCGTCGGGTGTTTTCTTTCCTACCATTTTACCCTCCAAAAAATTGTGATGATTTTACCATCAGCGCCCACACGTTATATTCAGTGGTCACTGCGTTTGTGCAAAACGCCAAGCCAAATGCCATTAGCAACAGCATACAAATTGTGTCTTTAATCATGTCACTCTCCTGTCGTCTGTGACTATCATCCAAAGACGCTTGCCAACTTCTGCCTCTGTCATAATGCGCTTTTCATCTGGCGGTATGTGATCGCGTTGCCAACCACCGTCAACCCACTCTGGCGCACCCATCCCCTCTCGCACTGTCCTTTCTAAGACAGCCCATTCAGCGTCAGACAGGTTGATCCGATAGCCTTTCTTTAACCGTGTTACTTTCATGTCACTCTCCCATATTTTGATGGTTTCTTTAAACGCGCGTCAGGCTTCTTGGGTGCCAACGCCGTCCACCCATTGACGTGTAGCCGGTACGCGCTACACACAACCTCACCGCCGACCCAAGATTCACCACGCGATATGTGCGTGATGAGGCTCTTGTTATCGGTGCGCTTGCAAGCCAACGCGATTGCGTCGTATCGGTCGTGGATTGGGCCGGTCACAACTGGACGCGTGAACGGATGGCTCACGACGTACCAGAGTTTTTCGCGATCTGATCTGATCTGTTTCATGCTGATCTCCCTTAATCAAACGCGGTTGCAAATCTGATCCACAGACTTTTTGCCTGTCGGGTCAAAGTCACAAAAAATGTCATAGGCAATTTCAAATGGGTCTTCGCACACGTCGAACAGACGCTCAACTTGGCGCTCAATGAGAGTGAGTTGGTAGTCAGTTAGACCCTGATCGCCCAAGCAATCATGTGCGCCATCGTCAAAGTGATACATAAGGTCGGCATCACAAAGGGCGCGAACAAATTTACGCACGTCATCTTCGTTGCTGATAGATGCGCTGATGGCGCTTAGGTCTCTGACCTTGCGACCACCAATCATTTTGTTGGCGTATTCAACAGCCTTAGCGACAGCCTCATCACGGTCATTGCCTGACCATTCGTCATAAGCGATGTCGCCATCCACACTGTAGGTAACGCTGTAAACCTCAAGACCCTCAATGTCGGCATCTTCTTGAGACGCAAAGGCAAACAACTGAACATAGTTTTCGCCTGACCCATCCAAGTCAAAGCCAATGCTGTTGCAAGCGTCATTGCCATAAGAAAAGTCAGTCCATTTGATTTTAAGCTTAGCGATTAAGGCGTCATACTTTTCGCTGGAAATGCCATAAGCATTGAGGCTTTCCTCTTTTGTGTAATCAAAACGCCCGCAAAGGCTGACGGTTGGGTCAGTAACCCAAACGCCATCAAACTCAAAGCCAGCGTCTTGTGTTGCAGAATTAACGTCATTCAGAAGTTCAGTAATATAGTGCATTGGTAATCTCCCTGATTTCCCTAATTTATCCCTCTTACCTTATAAATATGGGCTTGCTATCAATATATGTCAATACAGATAGCAACATATTTTTAGGATGATATTAAATGTCACAAATTAAACCAGTTTTGTTGAGGCTCAGAGCCTCGACCATCGAAATGCTAAAGGCCGAGCTGGACGTGTCGGCTCATAGGTCGCAGTCGTCGCTTGCCGATGAGTTGCTGGTCAGACAGCTTGAGGCAAATGCCCGGCAACGTAATATGCAGTTTGAGATGGATCGTCAGGCGGGGCGGGGTTGATGCGTGCCGGTGGTGGACGTGCCAAGGGGGCAGCGTTTGAAAGATTTTTGGCAAAAGAGTTTGAGCTTGAGCTTGGCTCGGCTGGAAAGTGCCAGAGAAACCTTGAGCAATATCAAAAGAAAAACCTATCAGACCTCACATTTACTGACCCAAGGTTTCCCTTTTTGGTTGAGGCTAAACGCTATAAAAATGCCGTGTCATCTTCTTGGTGGGATCAGATAGTAACCGCCGCCCGCACGTCAGACGGCAATCCTAACGACTGCCTGCCGTGCTTGATCTGGAAGCTAGACCGGCAGGACATAAGCGTGCGGATACCCATTGAGGCACTGGCGCGGTTAGGGCGGCCACTGGCTCAGGATGTGGCTGAGGCATACGACTGGCGCTACACGGCGACGCTGTCTTGGCCTGACTTCATTATGGTTTGCCGCGACCTGATGGCGAGGCAATAAGACATGCTTAGGATGCTTGACCTATTTAGTGGCATTGGCGGCTTCAGCTACGCTGGCGAAAAGCTGGTGGGTGGCTATGAGACAGTCGCGTTTTGCGAATATGATAAACACGCGCAAAAGGTATTGCGAAAGCATTGGCCTGACACAGAGATAATTGATGATGTGAGGGATTTAGCAAATGACGCAGAAAGATTCAGAGGATCAGTTGACATTATTTGCGGCGGATATCCTTGCCAGCCCTTTAGCCTTGCCGGGGTCAGACGAGGCGATAAAGATGACCGACACCTCTGGCCGGAAATGCTTAGAATTATCCAAGCTGTCAGGCCCACTTGGGTTATTGGAGAAAATGTTGCTGGACACATCTCTATGGGCCTCGACGAGGTGCTTTCTGACTTGGAAGCCGAAGGATACCAAGCAAGGTGCTTTGTTATTCCGGCTGTCGCCGCGGATGCCTACCACCGCAGAGACAGATGCTGGATTGTGGGCTACTCCGAACTCAATGGATCATCTGCCGCAGAGGTCAGAGGAGAGCCTCAAGAAGATGGCGGAAGGTCATCGAAAGGGCAGGTCGCTGCCGAGCAACCTCAGGGAACAGGTAGACCCAGAGACGGTCAGGAAGTGGCAGGAGGCGCAGGAGCCGAAGATGTGGCCGACGCCGGTAGCAGACGACACAGGGCTGAGAAAAAAGAAATATTCGCAGGGCGGAACACCCCTATCACTGGCGGTGAAAATGCAAGAGCCGAAGATGTGGGCTACGCCGAGAACATCAGATGTGACATCCGGCAGGACACTGAACGAGAAGGGTCAAAGGATCAGCAAGACAAATCCCAATTTAGTGTTTGGGGCGAACCTAGCGGATCAGATAAAGATGTACCCAACGCCGACAGCCAACGACTTCAAGGGGTCGGGCAGAAACGAGACGATGAGGGATCGGCTGGATTACGCAGTGGAGAAGCCAGATGGGAAAAGAGTTTCTGGGAGCCTGAACCCGCAATTTGTAGAGTGGTTGATGGGGTACCCGGTCGGATACACAGACTTAGACAGTTAGGGAATAGCATCGTGCCTCAAGTGGCGGCGCGGATATTGTGGGCTATCAAAGAGGCGCACAATGGCTAGGCCAATCTATGAAACCCAGGCCGACCGAAACAACGAGCAGCGGGTCGCTGATTTGCTGGCGGAGAAGGGCTACAGCCTCGACAAGCTGCCAATGAGCTTTGGCCTAGACGTGGCCATCACCGACGATTTTGAAGAAAAGATTGTGGCTTTTGCCGAGATCAAGGCACGCACATTTGAGATGAATAAGTACCCTACGGCGATGATTAACCTGCACAAGGTTATTCGGGCGCATGACATTTCCGCTTGCACCGGATTGCCGTCGTACTTCATAGTTCTCTACCGCGACGCATTGGTGCGAATAAATTTTGCCAGTGAGTTTGCGGTGAGAATGGGTGGCAGGTCAGACAGAGTCGATCCGGCGGATCGTGACGTTTGTGCCTATTACCCGATTAGTGGGTTCACGGTTGTGAGCCAATTTTAAAAGCTGAAAACGAAAAAGGAAAAGTTAAATGGCTTTAGGTTTTGTGAATGAGAATAGCGGTGACGGTTCAACAATCGTGCCGATTTTAAAATATGACACGCGTGGTGGTTACATCATTAAGGTTGACCGGCATCAGGATGAGGGCGGCACTTGGGTTAAGGATGAGTCCGAGCTTGAGTATCCGGTCAAAGTCGCAATGGATTTGGAGAACATCAAAGTCGGCTGGCTCGGATTCGTTGGTGGTGCGCCAGACTTTCATTTGGTCAATATTGGTGAGCCAATGCCAGCACGTCCAAGCCCCGACCACAATCAAGGCTTTCAGGTCAAGCTCTGCAACAAGGAGCTGGGGCTGCGTGAGCTGTCCAGCGGCGCAAAGACTATGACCGTACCTTTTAACGACTTGCACAACGCATATGAGGCTCAAAAGGCTGACAATGCGGGTAAGGTGCCGGTGGTAGAGTTTACCGGCTCGGAGCGTTACAAGGTTAACACGCCCAACGGTGAGCTGACTTTTAAGAAGCCGGTGATGGTCATCAGCGGTTGGGTTGACCGTCCGGCAACCTTAGACGGTGCTGCTGCACCGCAAGAACCTGCGCCGACAGTGTCAGCGCCTGTGACGGAAGCCGTTGCCACCTCGGCGGCTCCTGAAGGCAGCGACCTGTTTTAAGCGCAGTAGGTAGCGGCGGCTGGGGTTTCCTCCCTTTCCCCTGTCGCCGCTACCGCTTCAACAAAGGGATAAAGGGTGAGGAAAGGGTTTAGTGATGACAAATATATCGGCTCACATTGAGCAAATTGCGAGGCACTATTGGGGTGAACCTAATATGAAGCTGTCGCAGAAAGGCCGGACGCTCCGGTTTGGCAACAGAGGCTCACGCGAAATTTCTCTGGCGAAAGGAACTTGGTTTGATTTTGAATCAAACACCGGCGGTGGCTGCGTGGACTTGGTGCGGATGAATGAGGGCGCCACAATCTCAAGCAACATCCCCGAGATATTGGAGCGAAAATTCGGCATACAGCGTCAGGCGCAGCAGTCGTTGCAGCCAGCGCGGTTTATGTCAGCGGTGTATGACTACATCGACGATCAGGGTGAGGTGCGCTATCAGGTTAGGCGGTTTGAGCCTAAGACGTTTCGGCAGTGTCGGCCAGATGGTAAGGGCGGTTGGCTGTTTAATATGGATGGCGTCGAGGCGCTACCGTATAACCTGCACCACATAATCACCAACCCTGACGCGCCTGTGTTTATCGTGGAAGGCGAGAAGGCGGCACAGCGGCTGACTAAGCTGGGGCTAGTCGCCACAACGTCGCACGGCGGGGCAAAGAAGTGGCAGCCGGTGCTTAACCAGTATTTTGCTGGCCGTAATGTCGTGGTGCTTGCTGATAACGATGACGCTGGGCGCGAACATGCGGATATCGTGATCGGCAATCTGTTTGGCGTCGCCGGTCGGGTCAAGCGAGTGGAGCTGGACGGCCTACCGGCCAAGGGCGATGTCGTTGACTGGCTCG